AGTTTTCCAAAGAAAATAACTTGAAAAAAATGGGATTCCTCAACTCTTTCGCCATCAGTTTTCTTTTTGTAATGATTGACAGCAATCGGGATTCGAAGAACAGCCAAACCTGAATTTGTAAGCCTTACTTTTGGATCAATACAAATTCTTCCGGCTAGAATTGTTTTGTTGTAGTTCATTTTTTTATTTTGTTAATGATAAATGCCTCAATGTGTTCTTGAAAAAAAGTCCAGCCAAGATTAGCAAGAATATCATCAATATAAAAGCCAACAGTATTTTTTCCTTTATAACCCAAAAATTTAATTTCAAGAGGGAAATCTGATTCTTCAATAGATTTAATTTTGAAAAATTCACCAACATCTCTCTTGAATTTTTTATTAAATTTTTTAAAGAATCGATCAGAAGAAAATTGAAAAACCATCATCAGATTATAAATTTTATCTCCATGTCTTTCAGTATTTTCTTTTTGCATGCCGACCAATTCGACATAATTAATTTTTTGTTTTTTCATAATTATTTATTTATTAAACTAAAAACATTCATTTTCTCATCGCCTAATTCCTTTTTTAAAAGCAAAAGAAATTTTTGAACTTCAAACTTATTTTTGAAGTAACCGCAACGAGATTTTCCATTGGTCAAAACATAACCAAAAGAAGTCCATAAAAGAGCATACCTGTTTTTTTTCATTTTTAAAATTATTTATTAAAATCAAAAAAACCACCTAAAAACTAGGCTTTAGAATAAGAAGATGTTTTAAAAAAATAATAAACATAATTTTACCACTTGTTTGAAAGTGATCGACAATCGCTTGCAAAAAAGTGTGGTCATTGATTATATTATAAGTTTACTAAAATGGGAATTTTTGTCAAGAGAAAATTAAAATCCCGAAAATGAAGGAAACGGGATTTTAATTTCAAAAAGATAGAAAAAGCAAAAAGAAAAAAACAAAACTTAAAAAATTTCTTATTGCAATTTGATTATATAGAAAAAGAAAAAATTTGTCAAGGAGATCTATGACCAAGATAATAACTCAACATTGAAATCCAAACAATTCCGACATCTTTGGGAATTTCTTTTTCAACATAAATACAGATAGCAAAAAAAACTGTCAAAATTAAAACCAGTATTGCTCGAATACTGCCTTTTGGTAAGCCTAAAGGGTGATCGCCTACATCGTTATTCATAAAAAGAAATTAAAAACTAAAGGAGAGGGATATTCTATAACTAGTATTTTTGTAGAATATCTTTATACTCCCGAGATACTAAAAGATTTTTCTGCGCCAAAAAATTTTTTTCTCTCCTTTAATTTTTAAGTTTCTCTATTTAATTTTAACAATTTATTATTTTTTGTCAATCTTTTCAAAAAATTTTTTAATCTCGTCAACGACATCAAAAGAAGTCCCAAGTTCCTTATAAATAGAGGGAGGATCAAATTCATTATCATTATCAATTTCAAGAACAAAAGAATTATGATGAAACCAGATATTAACATAATTTTCTTTGTAAAAAAAATTGACTGTTATACCATTAAATTTTCTTGGAATTTTTAAATAATTTTCCAGTTCGTCAAAATTTTTTATTGGATAATTTGCAGTAAAATTTATATTCATTTTTTTGGTAGTCTTAATCTCTGCCCAGGGTAAATTAGATCAGGATTATCACCAATTAATTTTTTATTTTCATTATAAATTTCAAACCATTTGTTATTATCTCCATAAAGTTTTCCAGCTATAATCCAAAGACTTTCACCTTTTTTAACTTTATAATATCGGTCGTCATTATTCTTTACATCGAGCTTTTTTAATTCTTCGTTGTTTATTAAATTATTTTTATAGCCTTCCATATAATTTAATGGATCAACATATTTATTATTGATTAACAAGGAAAAATGTAAATGATAGCCAGTTTTACCTCGCCAGAATCCAGTCCGGCCAGAGTGGCCGAGTATAGTCCCATTTTTATAAACTCTTTGATTTAATTCAACATTAATAGAGTTTAAATGAGCAACAAAATAAGTAGAAACACCGTCTAAACCTCGAACATAGACTGTTTTTCCATAGCCAGTTAGCCTCCATTTTTCGATTCTATATACTACTCCATCCATAGGAGCAATAATAGGGGTATTTTTGGGCGTCGCAAAATCTACACCCTCGTGATTTAATACCTTTCCATTATATTCATATTTTTCACCAAAATATTGAGTAATTGGATAAGATCCTTGAAATGGTTTTGATAGATTCATGATTTTGAATTATTTATTTAATTCTCTAAATTTACCACAGTACGAACCGCCACCATTTCGACAAGTGTGGCAATCTGAACCGCATTTATTATAATATTTACACCATCCTAATAAAAAGTATAACAGTTTCATTGTTTTTAATTATTTTTTACATACATATTATCTCCGAACATTTTGTTAGTTTTGAACCTGGTGTTCTGGTTTCTGTGTTGTTTATGAGTATTAGTTATTATCTTCGATTATTTAATTATATTACAGATAGGAAGAAGTTGCTCTAATAACAGTTGGTACTTCTCCTATTTTACTAATTTTATCTATAGAACTTCTTATTGTTCTATAATTTAGATAAACAGTTGTTTTGCTAGCGAAAGTCTTTTCTTTTTGTCGAGAAACAGTTGAACGCATACGTTTTAACGCTGTATTTCCCGAAATATCAGAGCCAAACCCAGCGGATAAATCTCCATCACTTTCTGAAGAAGAGCCAGTAGATAAAGTCACCTCCATATCGTAGATATAATCTGCAGATGTCTCGATACCAGCGTGGGTGGAATAATACACCAAATAAGTTCCTATCGGTATAGACAAGGAATCCGAATTAATATTATACCAAGTATTTTGTGTCGGGTTTAATTGGTCTATTTGCCCAGAACTAGAAATATAAACCGTCCATTTATTCTTCTCCAAAGGAAAACCAAACGGTGCTTTTTGGTGTGAATAATAGACATCTGTAATTGCTGAATTAGCTAGTAAGTGAAGAGCTTGAGAATCTGTTGGGTTAATTTCGTGTAGAAAAGTTATTGTTGTGTTTGGTGAGGAATAGGTTGGGTCTTTAGTAATAATTCCGTAAATTGTGTTTCCGCCATTAGTGAATTTTATTCTCATCCCAACTGAAAGAACTCCAGTTAAATCCTCTTCAATAGTTATAACTCCAGTTGGATCATCAACACTTGAATAAGTAACAGAAGAAGTAATATTTATCCAAGAATCGTTATAAGTAGTTGCTAAAATATTATCAGCAATTTTAAGAAGGGCTTCGTAAATCTTAACAAACAATCTATAAAAACGACCATTAAACATTTATTTATCTAAATTTTTAACTGTATACAAAAATTTTAAAGTTAAATCATCAACTCCAATCAAATTATTTGTATCATCATAAATTATAACCTTAAAAGTAATTCTATTAAAGACCAGACCAGAAGGAAAATCCAAAACATAACGAGTAGCACCAGCAACAGTTTCCTCACCTAATTTTGTATAAGTAAATCCATCTATAGGATGATCTTCGGTTGAATAATAAATTTCTATTTTAGAACCAGTTCCTAATTCTTTATGATATAAGATAATTTGCTTGGGAATAATTTGATTATTTTTAATTGTAGGAAAAACAAAAGAACCAGAAGCAATTATTTTATCAGAAGAAAAGTGAAAAATTCTCTCATCATCAGTATCACTGTTATAAGTTGAAACGAAAATATTATCTTGATAAACAATAAAATCTTGACGATCTTCATTAGTATTTAAAAAATCAGAAATTTTTAAAAAATTTCTAAAATATGAAAAATTTTTATCAATAACATGAATATCATCACTACCATCACTCCAATATAAATAATCATCACTAACGCCGTATATTCTATTAGCTTTATCTTTAAGATCTTGATTTTTTTCCATTGATTTATAAGTAGAATTCATACCATCAAACATCCATAAACGACGATTACGACCATCAGAAAAAATAGAGCAAATCTTATCTTGAAAAACAAAAAAATTAGTAACACTAAATTGAACATTATTAACAAACTTAATGAGCTCAAAAGTATCATTAATTTCATCATAACGAGATAATTTAGTTGTTGAATTACGAACATTAGAACCTATACCAGTCGTTTTGTCTTCAACAATATAAATATCATCCAAAAACTGAAACATATATGTTATTTCCCAAGGACCGGGATCTGAATCATGAATTTTAGTAAAAGTTGTAAAATCAGTAGTAGTATAAATACGACGATAGGCTGGATTTGTGCTAAAACCAGGAAAGGATTCATGAAAATAATATTTTCCATTTTTATAAACAGGTTTAGCAGGATGAATAAGAATATCAGAGCCAGAATATTGAGGGTCAAAACCAGACCAAGTTAAACCATTATCCTCAGAAACCTTACATAAATGACCAGAAGCAAAATCTCCAAAAACAACAATTTTATTTTGAATAGAAAAAGCACCAGTAATCAAATCAGCTTCACCAGCATCTCCAACATAATCAAAAGTATCATCATCAGAATCATTTAAAAGTTTATAAAGATGAACATGATTATCAGTATTATTTAAAGTAGCTTTAAATAAAGTTCCTTCTTTAATAAAAAAAGCACTAGCATTATAAAGAACCTCATCAATAGAATAAGAAACACCAGAAATAGTTTTTTTAACTTCAAAAAGACGATTCAAAATAGGAGAAGAAGTATTAGGAGAAGGAATTATAGAATCAGAATCAATAAGTCCTTTGATAATATTATTTTTACTAGTTTCTAATTGAAGTTGATTATCAGAAATTCCATCTTCAACATTTTTAAAAACAATTTCTTTATAACGCATAATTGGAATTATTACGAAGCTCATTAAGAAGATAATTATAACTATCATCAACATTCTTTTTAGCCCGCCGAACCTCATCAGGTTTGACATCAGGCAAGTCTTCTCTTGATCTTGCATTTAATGAAAGTAAATATAAATAATATCTTGAAATAGCCCCAAGTTCAACCAGTTCGAGAAGTTCAGGAGGAACATCTAGAGAATTTGTTGTAGTTGCTAAAGTAAACTGATATTTCTTCAAAACCTTAACCTCTAAATCAGATTCTGTCGGAGTGAAAGTAAAATAAATTTTACCTTGAAGAAAATAAAATCGCCTAACATTATTATCAACAAATTGAGGAATTTTATCAAAATCATCTTCATCAAGTTTTTCAATCTGTTCACCATTATAAATCAAAACATCAACATCAATAACATCAGAGAGGCCAGTTTCAATAAAATTTTGATCAGCAACAGTCACCAAAGCGTCATCCCAATCTTCAAGCGCAAAATAATTATATAAATACCGAATGGAATTATAAATCATTTCGTCAATACTTGTGGTTGTGTCGTCAATTTGAGCCTGAATTTTGGCCTCCATTTCATTAAATGTCATGATATTTTATTAATCTTTTTTAGTAGCTTTTACTTTAAGTTTAACAGGAAGTTCAAAAAAAACACTATCCTCTCTTAAAGCCTTTATTTCTTTGGGATTTTTAGTTTTATAAACTTGATTACCCATTAACTTGATTTCTTTTCCAGCAACAACAGTACTGGAAATACCCTCTAAATCTTTACTTCTTCGTCTAAAAATTGCCATAATTTTAATTTAAATTTAATGATTTTAGAAGCGGTTTTTTATGGAAAAACCGCCAAAAAACCATTCAATTCTAGCTTATATTATAAGCCCTAACTCCAGCACCAGCCGGGCTTCGAACTTCCATTGTGAACTCTCCACCAACTTGTTTCTCCCATTGTTTCAAGTTCTTGTTCATAGTCTCATAAACAGCCCAATCCCCAGACTCATTACCATTTAAAGCACCAAGGAAAACTCTATCATGATCAACTAACAACATTTCTCCACTTGGAACATCTCTATCAGGCAAAAGCATAATATCCAAACCAGACATATTCACAACAGCCACAGAAAGACCAGCTCGTCTATCAGTAGTTTGATATCTGACATTTCCAACGAAAAGTTGAGAAATTTTAGAAATTATATCAGGACTTGCATGAATTGCAGAAGGATTACAACCAGCGTCTATAGCCTCAACAACAGTAGCCTCAAGCAAAGCAAGAGTCAAAGCGGCGTTAATGTTTTTGGTAGTTGTGAAAAATTCTCTCACACCACCCATTGTGCCAATTTTGTTAGTTGTATCAAGATTCCTAACTCCATAAATACAAGCTCGATTCAACTGCCTCATCAATTCCTTTAATTTAACCATAATTGCAGTATCAAGAGTATCACCTCCACTTACTCTAGATCTTCGAATTGTTCCTGATTGATCAGCAACATCTTCAAAAATTTGAGTATAGTTATATCCAGCAGTGAATCCTTGGAAATAAGCATCTATTGGATCATCATCTTCGATTTGGGCATTTCCGATTATCTTGATTGTGAAAGCAGTTTCACCTTGAGCAGCGCCATCAGTTGAACCATGACCTCGAGCATAAACATCGATAGTGTTAGCCGCGGTATCAACAGATTTAACAATAACTTGTTCCAAACCATCCCCCAAAAGCAAAATATCACCTTCTCGCAATTTAGCAGTATGAGATGAATTAATTGGTAAATCAGCAGTTGCAGAAGCAGAATCCCACAAAACACCAGTTCCAGAAGTTCCAGAAGTAACTTCAACAGGTCGAGCGGAAATATCTAACCATTCATGTTTTTGAGCAATGATTGGAGATTTTGGAGCTCGCAAATGATTAACAAAAGACAAAAATTTCATGTCTCGATCATTGGCCAGTAAAATATCCACTTGCTCCGAAAGAGATTCTCTCTCTCGAACACTTTGAGTATTAAACATTTTTTTAATTTTTTAATTGATTATATTAAAATTATTCAGAATCAAAACTCGTTTTCAGTCTTTGGAGTTTCAAACTTTCAGAGGCTTTTTCCATGGCAGATAAATTTTTATCAGCCTTAACTTTTTCTATAGCCTTATCAACATCAGAAATAGATTTATATTGAGGTAAAGTAAAAACTTTAGAATCTTTATAAATCTTTTTACTAATTTTCCTTTGACTTTCAACGACTTTTTCAAGATTTTCGTCGCTAGTATTTGCCAAAATTTCAGGTGAAATATCGGGATACATTTCAGTTAATTTTTCAACTCGACTAGAATTTGTCATTTTGGTAATTGATTCAGTCAGAGTTTTAATTTGATTTTCTAGTTCGGAAATTTTGGAATCAGGTTTCGGATCAGGGTTTTTGTCGTCAGATTTTTTTTCGGACAATTCCTTAATCATTAAATCTTTTTCACTCAATTTCCTCTGTAGATTTTTCAAATCTTGAGGTTTGACAAAAAGTTTTCCGGCTTGATTTTCAATGAATTTGCTGAAATCTTCAGTAGACATTGAATCAGGCAGAGCTTCCTCATCCAGGGCAAATTGCTTTCTGAATGTGTCAAGAATTTTTTGATCCATCTTTATTTTTATTAATTATTAAATCTTGTTTTATTTGTTCCTTTGGTTTATTATCATTTATTTTTTTCTCCTCGTCAAGAATTTCTTTTAATTTCTGTTCAGAATTTTCAGAACCTCGCAAAGTATCAATAGCATCTTTTCTACTCATAATTCCAGCCTCAACTTGAGCAATAACATCTTTGACTTTTTGAGAAATATCAACTGCGATTGATTCATTATAGATAGGATCAGTTTCAAAATTACCAGAACGGAAAGCATAAGTTAAAATAGCTTCATTTAATTGTCTAAAAGCATGATCCCAATAAACTCGCATAAAAGCAATTCGGCTTAACATCCCAGAATATTGAAAAGATAAAGACAAACCAGAAATTGCAGTTTTAACAGCACCGCCAGTATCTATAAGGCCAGTCTTGGCCCGAATTTTTTCTTGTAAATATTCATTGTAATTTTGAATTTCAGAACCCTCTTTGAGTTCAAGATATTCCATTTTTGAGCCAACAGGTAAAATAGTAGTTTTTCCTTTTCCTCTTTTAATTGATTTTACCTTAGCATTATCAGAATAAACAGCTTGATGAGGTTCGGTATTTTCGTCAATTCGTTTATTGTAATTAGTAAAGTTTTTATTTATTGATCGATCTAAATCATAAATTGAAGCAATTTTTGTTTTTCCCTCCATTGTGTGAGATTGAGGCATATTTGGAACCCAAGCAACAGGAATAAAGCCGAGTTTATGAGTTTGATCAGAAATAATTTCAAAATTTTTATCTAAAGTTATAATAAAATCCTTATCAACATAAGTATAGGTTTCAGTATCTTCATTATAGTAGGCAAACCAAAGTAATCTACGACCAGACCATTCAAGATAAACAAAACGAGGATCAACAGAAATTATATTAGCACCACCAAAACCGTCGGGAGGAAAATAAAAACAACCAGCACCGCCAATTAAAAAATTTTGACCTTGTTCAAGTAAAACACTAGGAAAATTATTTTCTCGATATTGTTCGAGAATTTTATTTTCATATTTTTCACGATTGACCAAATCTTTTGCAGAAACACCAATAGACAAAGTCCCGGTATTTGGATCTCGAGGAAATAATTTTGATAAATATTCTTCAAAATAATCTTCGGAATTATTAAGAGTAACTGGATCAACACCCTTTGCAACTAATTCATTATATTCAGATTGAGTCCATTGATTTCCTTTAAAAGCAAAAGAAAAATATTTATTAAAATAATTCTCACGCTTATTAGTAAGAGATTTAACTGATTGAATTTTAGTCCGTAATTCTTCGGAAACTTCTTGTTTGTTTAACATTTATAATCTAAATTAAGAATTCTTTTTATTAAAAATTTGTAAAAAAAGTTTGGAATAAATTTAGGAATTTTTTTAAAACGGACAATATAAAATCGGTTATGGTTTAAATCAGTATAAAGGGAAGTAAGAATTTTTTTTGAATCTTGTTTGTTTTTTTTTGTCATTTTTTTTAAAGACAAAAAAGATAAAGAATTTAAATCTTGCATATTAACATATTAAAATTTATTTAATTATATGTCAACAGTTCCAATAAACGAATCCAATACAGGAATAGAATAGCAAGCGATACAAAAAGCCATAACATAATCAGTTGGTAGATTTTTATCATCTCTTTCATAAGTAGTTAATTCTTCCACAAGCTCGGGAATAAAAGGACATTTAATAAGTCCGGCATCAATAACAGCTTGTGCATGCTCTAGTATTTTATCTTTTTTTCCTCGAAAGTCAACAGGTTGGGCAACATCTTGAAGCATACCAAATAAAGTATCACCAACACCAGTTGAATCTATATAACATTCTGAATTAGATTCTTTTTGTTTGTTTCTTATTTCTCTTTCAGTAGATGAATTATGTTTTTCTTTATTATCTTTTAATAAATTTAATCTTTCTTCTTCAGTCCAAGGAAGTTGAAAAGCAAAACAATCAACAATAACATTAGGCTTTCCTTTTCTTATTCTAAAACCAACAGTCTTGTCGGCTTGCTCTCCTTTCTTACCTCTTGCCAAATCCCAACCCTCAATATATTTAGAATCAGGTTTAACTTTCTCAAAGCCTAGATCATAATCAATAAGTTTATCAATCCTACTAGCAAACATAAATTGAGCATTATCAACAAACTCACCATAAACAATTTGTCTAACTTTATCTTTACTCCAATTCTTAATCATATAATCTAAAAGTTTATGATTGATGTGTGGATTCTCATAACTAGAACCAGAACGAACAAAGCCACCAGATCTCTTTATCTGTTGCATGATTCTATAATATGAATTAAATCCTTTCGGAGTAGCAAACCAATCTAATTGACCATCTTCAAACTTTCTTAATCGTGGCAACAATATCTTTTCTCTAATAAATTCTAAGTGTGGCTCAAGTGCTATCTCATCAGCAGAGATATAGCCATACTGATGACCTTCAACAGATTCAGCCTTTCGTTTAGTAGTTTTAAATTCTATCTTACCACCATTAATAAATTCTATTTCAGGAACTGGCGACTTAACATATCTCTTAATAAACCAATCACCAAGCAAAGGAGAAATGCGAACTAACTGAATTATCCTATCTTGAACTAACTCAGCCTGCTCTCTAGTAATAGCAATATTCAAAGTTTTATATTCTATATTCTTTAAGAGTGGATCATAAAAATGAATTAAGTGTTTAACTAAGTGCTTGCGTGCAATAATATCTGTCTTACCAAATCCGTTACCAGAATGTAATAAGTTTTCAGTGTGTATTGAGTTTATCAAAAAATCTAATTGCCCAGGGTGTGAACCTATATTTTCATATTTAACAGGATCACCACCAGCCAAAACATAATAATCAAAAGACTGCCAGTGTCTATTAAGTTTTAAATATTCTTCATTAACATCAAAGAATTTAGTTGCAAAACTAATTTTATCTTTTAATGCTATCATAGTTTAGTTTTAAATTTATATTTGCATTTTAACATAATAATAGGTGTTCGCCAAAAAAAAGGAAAAGGTAGTTTCGCCAACTCAACTACCTTTTCCCTATTTTTGGCTCATCTTTTATATAAGTAGGTGTGTCGTGATATTAAAAAGCAAAAGACTTTTTTTCCAAAAAAGACATTTGCTTTTTAATATCACTCCTCTTTTTATATTAAGCGGTGGGTCGGGGAATTGAGAAAAAAAGCTGTTTCTAAGATAAACGCGAAACAGTCTTTTTTTCTCAAATCCCCTCCCTCTTTTTATATAATAAAAGGTGGTCGCTTCGCTCCATTAGTTTATATTTAAAAGGTGTTCGCTACGCTCATTTTTTTATATAAAAGCGGTGGCTCGGGAAAAGAGTCAAAAAAATCTGTTGTTAAGATAGACACACAACAGTTTTTTTTCCTCTTTTCCCTCGCTCTTTAAAATGGGGAGAACCACTGCGGTTCTCCCCAAACCCCTCTCCCTCAAGGTGTTTTTTTATGCAAGGTCTTCGCCAATGAATTTTTATAAATTTTATATTGTGTTTCATTGGCTTGACTCGCACAACATAGATTTTGCGAAACATTTGGAAACAAATCAAAAACCGCTTCCTGTGAGGGTCGGTTTTTGTTTGTTTCCATAATGTCGCAAGAATCTGTGTTGTGCGACATAAAAAAATTATTTCATATTCCCCCCCTAACCCCCCCAAGGGGGGTAACTGGTTTTAAAAATTTCAAAATAAGGTGTTCGCTCTTGCCGTTCAGGGCGGGAGCGGAGATGTAGGTTTTTGTTGAATTCCGCTCCCGCCCTTCACTTTGCCTCCCCCTCCCCGCCTTTGGTCGGGGGAGGTTCGGGTTTTGAAACTCGTCATTCGCTCATTTTTTGCGGGGAGTGGAAAGGAGAAAAAAAGAAAAAGGTCGCATTCGCTCCTCTTTTTCTTATTTTTTCTCGCCCGGCAAGCCCCTCCTTTCCTCCCCGCATACCCCTTGGCGAAGGTGTGTCGGGGAATGGTGGTCGCTACGCTCCTTGTTCGCCTCCCGCTGGTCGGCTCACCCCCTCCATTCCGCCTTAACGGTTTTTTTCTCGTCGTCCCTCCTCGAAAAAAACCTTAAAATTCAGCGGCGGTTCTTAATGGGGGCTTCCCCCAAACCCCCTTTTAGGTTTTATTGCTCGTCAGCAACCCCTCTGTTTTCTTCTTCTGGTTTTTGAGTAATTGCTTCGGGGGAAAATAAACTTAATTGTCTTGCATCAACATTTTCAGCATTTTTAATAATCAACTTAATTTGTTCATCATAATCACCCATTGAAATTTTATTTTCCATAACCAAATATCTCAATTTTGTCAATTTTTCCAAGTTTTCAATAGTTGGTGCAACATCTTGCCAGTTTTGAGCCAATTTGTCAAACATAGCATTAATCAAAGTTGTCAATTTAGCAGAATGTTGCGCCCGTTGGTCAACATCTTCTTCAAGATATTTAATCATTTTAGTTTCGACAGCCCTTTTTATATTTTTATTAAAGTTAGTAAAATGCCTATGTAAAGCAGAATAAGAGATTTTTTCGCCAAATTCTTTTTCTAATTTCGCGGAAATATCTTTTAAATACATTTTATCATCATACCTCATTTTATGAATTTCTTGTAAATAAGGAGAACTGCAAGTGATACAAGAAGAACGACAGAGAGGAGAATTCGGGAAAGTTGAAGTCAAGTTTTTGGGAGAAAGTTTGTCGTTTGGTTCGTTTGCGGGTTTAGTCATGGTTAGATGTTAGTTTGTTAAAAAAATTTAAAAAAAGAATGAAAGAGAGAAGAAAGTCTAGTAAAAAAAACTCATAGAATAGGTTTCGCTTACTAGCTTCTAGCTAGACGAGTCGAAAGGATCGCTAGAAGAATGTCTAGCTTTCTTTCTTGCTTCTTCTTTCTTTAGTTATCAACATTTTAAATTAAAGCAAATAATAAGTCAAGTTTTTTTAATTCTTAGTCTTTTTATTTTAACAACAGCTTATATCAATTCAAGGTAGTATTGACTTCACTCTGTTCGTCAATCTCCACCTTGATTTGATATAAGCAATCAGTTGTTTAATAACAGACATAAGAATTAAGAAAATTGCCTATGAAACATTTTTTTTAATAAAAATTTAAATAAAAAAAATGAAACAACAAATAAACAAAATGTCAAAAAAAGAGTATCAAGGGAGAAATCAGGATGTTCTTCAAGAAGTCAAAGAAAATGAGGGATATAAAAGCAACGAATGGATCACTTTTGTTCAAGCAAGAATGTTGGGCTTGAAATTGGTTGGAGCAAAAGGAAAGGGTGTGAGAATTTGGAAAATTGGAGAAACAAAAGACAAAAAAACAAAAGAAAAAGAAAAAAGAAATTTTGGAATAGCAGTTGTCTTCAACGGAGATTTGGTTCAAAAAATGTAAAAGAAAAAAACACCTCTTCGGAGGTGTTTTTTTTTAATTAAAAAACCGCCTCAATGACCAATAGGGGCGGTTTTTTAAATAGGGGTAAAATTAGAATCCGTTAGTATGATTTTTTAATGCAACGGACATATTCCAAGACATATTTGGTAATTCTTGAAATGGACATTGATATTTTGATCCTTGTTTTCCCTCTCTGTAAAGCATACAATCAGGAGAGCAAGGAACAATATCTTTTCCGCTAGACATAAAAGGGCAGATTTTTTTTCCACGTGGCGGAGTGTGTGGATTTTGTCGGTTTCCACCAGCAGGCTGAAAACTCATAATTTTGATTTAATTATTAACTCATAATGCGAAACTCTCCCTATTTCTAATCTGGCTGTTTTGCAATTATTTTTTCTCATATGTGAGAAAAGCTCTCTCCTAGCTTCTGTGATATTATTATTCCCTCCACCCATCCAGCCACAACAACAAGAAGCTAATATGTGAGGCATTGAGTTGTGAGTTGATTTTATTATTTTTTTCATTATTCCTCAATTATTTTAATACTACACTTTTTTAAATCTTAAAATGGTATATCTTCAATTTTTATATCGTCGTCAGGTTCGGAGGTTTTTTGAGGTGATGTTTCGGGTGATGAAAAATTTTGATTTTTCATAGGTTTAGCTCCCATTTGCATTGTATCAGCAATTATCTCGGTTGTATATCTTTCAATCCCTTCTTTGTCTGTATATTTTGAGGTTGATAATCTTCCTTCAACAAGCATGACTTGACCTTTAACCATGTATTTTTCAACAGTTTCAGCAAGTTTTCCAAAGAAAATAACTTGAAAAAAATGGGATTCCTCAACTCTTTCGCCATCAGTTTTCTTTTTGTAATGATTGACAGCAATCGGGATTCGAAGAACAGCCAAACCTGAATTTGTAAGCCTTA